ATAAATATTAGTGACCCGGAAGGAACGCTTAAGGTTGATAGCGCAGCATTGATAAAAAGCGCGGTTGGTAAATATTACTATATTTGCCAGACTGCCACAAATTGGTTGCCGGGAGAATACAGGATAGAAGTGCTCGCCAGCGATGGCACGTATAGCGACGTAACAATAACGCCAAACGGGTTTGAGTTGATTTAATGGCAAAGTCTAAATATCAAGAAGATTTTCCGTTGCTGGCAGAAGGATATGCGAGAGATGGATTAATAGATAAGGAGATAGCCATGAAGTTGGGAATCTCCGAACAGGTTTTTTATGATTATCAAAAACGTTATCCTGAGTTTTCGGAGGCCATAAAAAGAGGTAAAGCACCAGTTGATATCGAAGTCGAAAAAGCTCTTTTGAAATCTGCATTAGGTTTTGAGTACGAAGAAATACAGCAGGAGGCGCGAATAATAGCAGGGAAAGAATATAAGGTAATTAGAAAGGTAAAGAGATTTGTTCCTCCATCGAATACGGCACAGATTTTTTGGTTGAAAAATCGAAAGCCGAATAAATGGAGAGATAAACAAGAGCTTGATATTGGTTCCGATGTGACAATAGAAGTTAAGATTGTAAAAAATGCCGAAAGTTAATATCAATATCCAGGAAGGTATTTTCAATAAAGCCTTTCTTCCCTATCTCGACGCGACAACCCCGCGTTTTGAAATATTCTATGGCGGGGCAGGCTCCGGTAAATCGGTATTTATTGCCCAACGAAAGGTTTATCACCACTTAAAATTCAAGAACCGGAAAACGTTAGTAATCCGCAAGGTAGGGCGCACTTTGCGGCATTCGGCATTCGCGGAAGTTATGAACGTTGTGCGCTCCTGGAATTTGGGGCGATTTTTTAAGGTCAATAAAAGCGACATGGAAATTTTTAACTTGGTGAACGGGAATCAATTCATTTTCTCCGGCCTTGATGACGTGGAAAAGATGAAATCCATTTCCGGCATCACTGATATTTGGATTGAAGAGGCCAGCGAAATAAGCCAGGATGATTTCCAGCAGCTTAATTTGCGCTTGCGCGGCCAGAGCGAAAACAAGCAAATTACCCTTTCCTTTAACCCCATTTCTGCTCTTTCCTGGATTAAGGCTTACTTTTTCGATGCCGAAATACCTGATTGCGTTTTATTCAAGACGACCTATAAGGATAATCAATTCCTGGATGCCGAATATATCCAACAAATCGAAGCACTGAAAGACAAAGACCCGGTTTATTGGCGAATATATGGCCTGGGTGAATGGGGCGTTCTTGGCAGTTTGGTTTATACTAATTGGGTTGTTCGGGATTTTCCGCTTTATGACGATGAAGGAAATTCGCTTTTCCCGGTACAATACAATGGCGTGGATTGGGGTTTTAACGATCCGGCGGCAATGATAAAAATTGGCTTCAAGGATGAAGAAATCTATATTCTCAACGAATTTTATGCCAAAGGTCTAACCAATACCGAACTCATTCAAGAAGCGCCTAATATCTTTAATCGCAGAAATGATTATCTTAGAGCAGATTCCAGCGAACCGGCGCGTATCAAGGAATGGCGCAAACATGGTTGGCAAATGTTATCGGCCAAAAAGGGTAAGGATTCGATAACGTTCGGAATTGACTTTATCCGGCGTCACCGAATCAATATTCATCCGTCTTGCCAGAATTTCAAAAACGAAATTGAAGGTTATGCTTACCGGGAAGATAGAGATGGAAATATTTTAGAAGAACCGGTGGATTTTAAAGACCATCTAATGGACGCAATGCGCTATGCCCTGGAAGATTTGGCGCTTGAGCGGCGTATAAAGTGGGCATCATAAGGAGCAAACAATGCCTTTATTTCCGACGATCACGGAAACAGACCTTATTAACGAAAAGGTGCGTTTAAATAGTGCGGTTTCAGTTAGCGAAATTCTGCGCGACCTCATAGATAAAGACGTTATCAGCGAGGGGAAAAAGTGGATGCAAGCCGGCACGAAATACTATGCCGGGGAGAATGACATTTCCAAGCGCATTCAAACCTATACCTGGGACGGGCGCAAAGTGCAAGATAACGATGTGCCGAACGTCAAAAAGAATCATGGTTTCCTTACGATTCTGATAGATCAAAAAGTGGGATATGTGGCTGGCAATCCGGTTATCGTTGCCAGCGAAGATGATAACTTTCAGACGGTATTGGATGAACACTTAGGAAAAAGATTCCAACGCACTTTAAACGACCTTTTGACCGGCACATCACAAAAAGGGCGAGAATTTCTTCATCCCTATATTGACGATGAGGGGAATTTCGCTTATCGGGTATTGCCAGCAGAGCAGTTTATTTTGATTTACGATACTCGCTTTGAAGATGAGTTAAAATATGCTTTACGCTATTATCCTATGACCGAAAAAACCGGGCTCGGAGAGCGCACATATTATAAGGCAGAGTGGTGGGATGCTGAAAAAATCACCTTTTTCACGCAAGGCAAGAATGATGAATTTGAGCTTGATCCGGGGGAATTCCCGAATCCGCGTTATCACTTTTACCGGCAAAATGAGGCTATTTCGCAAGAGGAAACCGGGGAGGGATGGGGCAGGATTCCCCTGATTGATTTCAAAAATAACCGGGATTGTGTACCAGACGTTAAGCGGGTTAAGGCGCTTATTGATGATTATGATCTTACGGCATCGGATTTTTCAAACAATCTCCTGAGCTTGCAAGATGCCCTGCTGGTGCTTCGCGGCTATGCCGGAACAGACCCGGAAGAGTTACGTAGCGCAATCAAAGTGCGAAAAGTTGTGCAAGTTGATGAGGATGGCGGCGGCGTGGAATTGGTAAGCATGGAAATTCCCATTGAGGCAAGAGAAGCAAATATGAACCGCCTTGAGCAGGATATATTCACTTTTGGAATGGGAGTAAATTTCAAAACGGATAAATTCGGTGCAAATCCTTCCGGCGTGGCTCTTAAATTTCTTTATGGCAATCTTGATATAAAAGCAGATAAGTTGATAAGCGAAACCAGGACAGCGATTGAACAATTGGTTTGGTTCATTGCCGCTTATGAACAGGTTGCAAATCAAGCGACCTATGACCCCGAACAGGTAGAGGTAATTTTTAATAAGGCAACAATTATCAATGAAGCCGAGCTTATTAATAATCTAAGGGCATCGGTGGGATTAATTAGTGATGAAACGATTATCGAGAATCATCCCCTTGTGGCCGATAAGGAACAAGAGATTGAGCGCATGAAGGCGCAACGGGAACGCGACGCCAGTGAGGTCACGCTTGGCGAGGTCTAAAATCAATGAGGAGCTTTTTCGACTCCTGGGGCAAGCGGACAAGATGAATGAAAAACTTATCCGTAAATACGAAAAAGACCTTATTCGGCTTTATGAAGATAGTCTTATTTATATCCGGGGGTTATTGGCAGGGATTTATGAGAAATATGGGGAAGAGGTTGATCTTGCTAATATGGGAAGAGGTTGATCTTGCTAATATGCAGCAGTATAGAAGATTGACCACCCTGGAAATGCAAATTGCCGGTGAATTAAGGGCGCTAAAGAATGAATCAGTAAAGACGATTAATAAAAGCCTGGCCGATCACTATCAAGAAAATTTCTATCATACCGGATATTCAACGGAAAAAGCTTTACAAATTAAAATGGGGTTCGGTCAATTAGCACCGGAACAGATACAGGCGGCAATCGTTTCTCTTTATGAAAAAATCAACTGGCAATTTAAGGATGGCGTGACCGAGACCGTGAACCAGCTATTTAATCAAATTCGCCGGGATATTACCCAGGGATTGATTCAAGGGGATGGGTATTATCAAACGGCGGCGCGGATAAAAGGACGGTTCGAGAAATCGGTATCTAATAACATGCTGCGGATAGTGCGCACCGAAAGCCAGCGGGCGCGGAGCGCGGGAACGTTGGCAGGCTATGAGAAGGTAGAACAGGCGGCGGATAAGCAGGGATTCGAGACCTGGCGGGAATGGGTTGCTACCCTGGATAATCGCACCCGGCCAAGTCATAGGGCAATAGACGGGCAAAAGGCAAACGAGGATAATTTATTTACCTTCCCTTCCGGCAACACTACGCCGGGGCCTACATTAAGCGGCGAGCAGCAAACCCGCAGGGCAGGCAGAGAAATAATTCCATACAAAACCTATGAGGAATGGAAAGATGGCAGACTTTAATTTTGAGCCGCAATACAGAGACTATGCTCTTTCATTGCGATTTGGTGAGAAGTATGTAAAGCAGATGAACCGGGATGAACTATTGTCGTTGATCGGTTTTTTGTACTATACTCCGCCTTCGGTAAAAATGCCAGAAATGCCAGAAGTCGAAGAAATAGAACCGGAAGAGCCGGGAGAGCCGGGAGAAGAAAAACCCCGCCGGAGAAGGCGATGAAAGCTTTAACAATGCTGTTGGCGTTTTTCTTGTCAGCTTGCGCCGGCCCCAAAGTATCTCTTTTGCTTTATAGTGATGAATCACGGCGGGAAGTAAAGCCAGAGTATTATGACGTGTCGATTTTCTCCGCTGAACCGAAAAACTTATATAATACAATTGGGGAAGTGAAGGTTTGGCAGGAAGTAGGTCATAAGCCGGAATCAATCATTGAAGAACTCAAAAAGGGTTGCAGGGAAATGGGCGGAGATGCTTTGATGGGTATTGAACGGCTTTATACCGATGCCGCGAATCCACTTATGCCGGTTGTATGGTCGGCAAAGGTAATAATTTTTGTTGATTTGTCTAAATAGACAAAGTAAATTCGATTGTCGTTGATGCCGTAGGCATACGGCGGAGGCAGCAACGAAACCTTGCAAGGGGTTAGTTGAAGTTCGAGAAATCGAACGGATATTAACCCCTTTTTTCGTTGCATCGCTTTTTGGTATTTTGTGCGATAACAAAAGACGATCCGGGGCAGCAACCCTGATAACAAGCGTGACCGAAATTAAACAGGAGCCAGGCATGGATTTAAAGCAGATTCTTGGAGATGATTTGTTTAAGGCTGTGACGGAGAAATTGGGCGATAAGCACCGTATATTTCTTCACGAAAAAGATGCTAAAGTGATCGTTGACGATGGGAAGATGATTCCTAAAGAACGATTTGACCAGGTCAACGAACAGCGTAAGGCCTTAGATGAACAAATCAAAGCCATTACCAAACAGTTAGATGAGTTAAAGGGCAAAGCCGGGGAAAGCGAAGAACTGAAAAAACAAATTCAGGCCTTCCAAGAACAATATCAGGCAACCCAAAAGGAATTTGAGGCAAGGCTAAAACAGCAGGATTTTGATTTCCGTCTGGATAGAGCCTTAAGGGAAAAGTATCAGGCCAAAAGCTCTAAATCGGTTAAGGCGGAATTAGACCTTGCCAAGATAAGCCTGGATGGAGAAAATTTCATCGGCCTGGAAGCATAGATTAAA